CTAATTGATGGCCATCCGAATTCTTTTGGTCGCTGTCTGGCTGTCAGTAAGTATGCTAGAGTCCCGTTTTCGTTTCATTACCAACACTACGTCCCCTTGCCCAATTAGCACATTAGCCTTCTCTCCTTTTGCAAGATTGCTCAGTTCATTGATGCTTAATGCTGGGCCATATCTCTTGTCTTCTTTGCCCAAAATGAGAAATCCTCTCAGGACAGCAGACTCCACCCCAGATGTGCCTTCATCTGGATCTTCAGTCAATGCACCTGCATCCTTTCCAAGAACTGTAAGTCGTTTGGTTGCCTTGTTGTAATTGAATACTGGAGAATTGCCTCTTACCAGTATCCTCAACCCTGATCCTCTCACATTCACAGTCAATGAGGAAAATTGCATCCTACTCTGTTCTGGTGGGGCAGCAGCAAAGGGGAGAAGTTTTATTATTTGGACAGTGTCAAATGTCCCAAGCACATCCCGCATTTGCTGGAACAGTGTCCTTACGAATCCACTGTACCGGCTTCTGGTTGCCTTAGGGACAAGAGACTGAAATGGTTCAAATTCCATTTTGTTGTATAACATTGTGGGATCTTGTGACCATTGAATTTTCACAATTTCCCAGTTCCTGATTATCCATTGATAAGTGTTGACTAGCACTGACTCAGGGCCATTGATCTCCCACATCATTGATGACGAATAAGTTATTGTCAACTTCTCAGTTCCTTGCGTTTCACTGACTTCTTCGGGAGACAATAGTACGTTCCCTCTTTGATCTCTAACCCTTAAAAATCGGTCAATACTCACTACCACTCTCTCCGTGCTGGAGTATTCATCTACTCCCATTTTGCTGACTCTTATCCCTCTCAGCGACATCTCCGTGCTTGGGGTCATGTCGGGCAGTATTCCGATCATTCCCATCACATTGTCGATGGATTCAATTCCCCAGTTCTGGAAAAGCACTTTTGCATCTTTTTGGAAATGCCTCAAGAGTTGGTGCATGGGGTTCAGTCGCTGGTTTGCCCTATTGACAAAGTTCAGATCGCCCCTAACTGCCTTGATCATGCAATCCTCCTGTGAGAATACCATGGCCACAATTATTGCCTCAGCAATTGACTGCTCGTCTCTCCCGCTTACTATCAACTGGATCAATCTCCTGGTTGCCTTTCTGAGAATAGCTGTTGCTCTTCTCCCAACCATTGTGAATTCTTCATACCCTTCATGTACTCTTATTTTCAGTGTTTGGAGGTTGCCCGTTAGCACTTCTTCTTCTTTCTTGACTGATGATCCGCTTGTCCTTTTGAAAGTGAACCCACCAAAACTGAAAGATGAGCTAATCCTCAACCCTATTGCTGCCTTGCATATGTCTACGGCTTGTTCCTCAGTTGGATTCTGTCTAAGGATGTCCACCATCCTTACTCCTCCAATCTGTGTGCTGTGGCACATTTCCAAGAGAGATGCTAATGGGTCTGCTGACACTGCTGCTCTTCTTACTATGTTTCTAGCAGCGATAATCAAACTTTGGTCAACATCATCATTTCTCACTTCTCCTCCTGGAGTGTACATCTGCTCCCAGCACGTCCCTTGGGTTAAGTGCAACACTTCAATATAAACACTGCCTGTTCCGCCGGCTACTGGGAGAAACCTTGTTTTACGGACCAATTCTCTTTCTAGCATGTACGCCACCATCAAGGGAGCAATTTTACAATCCTGGAGCTCTTCTTTCTTCTCTTTTGTTATTGCCAGCTGTGACTCTGATGTCAGTATTCTTGCCCCCACTTCATTTGGGAAAACAACTTCCATAATCACATCCTGTGCCTCCTTGGCACTGAGATCTGCATGGCCAGGGTTTGTATCAACTCTCCTCCTTATTTTAACTTGATTTCTGAAGTGGACAGGGCCGAAGGTACCATGTTTCAACCTTTCGACCTTTTCGAAATAAGTTTTATATACCTTAGGGTAATGAACTGTACTTGTTGTTGGGCCATTCCTATTCCACCATGTTACGGCCAGAGGTGATACCATCACTCGGTCTGATCCAGCATCGTTTGTTTTGCTCCAGAGGGTTTGTCCTTGTTCATTCCTCTCTGGAATCATGTCCATTATTCTCTTGTCTGCTGTAATTGGGTATCTCATTGCCATCATCCACTTCATTCTGAGTGCGGGGTTCTTCTCTTGCCTTCCTGATGTGTACTTTTTGATTATGGCCATATGGTCCACAGTGGTCTTAGTGAGTATCTCGCGAGTGCGGGACTGCGACATTAGATCTCTCAGTTCTTTTATTCTCTCCAT